AGACTTACCACCTAGGTTATATTCATTCCAAATACTTGGACGAGTATAAACCATAGTAGCACGACGGCCATCTGGATTCTTCAATAGTTCGCTCAATGCGTTTTCATACTGATCATTGTACATATTTGAATAGATCAGTAATCCATAATTCGAATTGATTTCACCATGTTTATTAGATGAATACGTCCACGCAAGAGGTGGTTCACGTTCTTCACCGTAAATATCATAGATGTTATTAGACATAGACTTATACCAATCTATCTCTTTGTTAACATATTCTTCATTTACAGTACCGAAGATTGCTGGTTCATCAGCAATGAATGATGCGCCGATCCATTCGATCGTCTTGGCACCAGTTCGATCTACTGTAAAGTTTTCTGCCATGAGTTCACCCTTGAAAAACTCACGGACTGATTTCACATTTGGTATCATATATTATTTCCTACTCATACCACAACCAGTTTCCTCTTGTGGTGTTGTATAACGATTATCCATTTCAGGATGCTCTACTGTATGAACCATAAGGATCATAAGTTGACACAATGCATGAGCAAGGTGACGTTGACCAGATTCTGGATCAATATCCTCACCACGCCAATAAGCATTAAGATGTCGTTGTAAAGATGAATAAGTACGAGAATGAGTAGTGTTACCACCATCCATTCGCCAGTTATTCATACCATACTTTTCAGCACCGAAGCCGAGAACAGTTGCTGCTTCTTCGAGGACTTCAGGCGGAATAAGTGCTAAGTTAGGTTTGTCATTATCATATTTCATAAGGTATATTATACACTGTTTATGTCAGATTGTACATACTTATTTCCATCCCAGGTGTAAAAAGAATGGAGCTGATATTCTTTCTTGTCACGTTGGAAGATCATAATCTCATCAGATACTTCATCACCGTACCAACCTTTCTTCTTGTACATATCCATAAGGATATTCGGGATCTTGGTCACATCAGCAATAGTCTTGATCTCTCTTGAAGTTCCATCTGGACTAATCACATCACGAAATTCAAATGTATCTTCTGTATAATCGTGTTCTGTAATTAGATAGAACTCAGCCGCAAGACCAAGCTTTGTATGAAATTCAATAAGTTCATCACTTCTTCCGTTGCGTCTTGATTCAGACATCTCAGGAATCAAACGATCCAACGTTGGTTTACAATAAGCGTCAAAAGCATAAGGATCTAGATCATCATAATTAAAATGCATTTTTCATTACAAAGTCGAGTGCACGACTTGCCTCCTGTTCTAGTGGTCGATTCTTGTACCAACCACCTGTATCATTATCTAGTTGTCTACACATTATCTCAATTTGTTTAGAGGTAATGGGATAGTTCTGCCGTATGGCAGAAGAAGCAATCGAGACCATGATCTGATACATCTTGTGGTACCAACCACCATCAGTTATATGAACATACTCATCAACAAGTTTGCGTGAGACAAACGGGCAATCACTGTAGCTGGACCATGTGATGTCTGTATTAGTGAGTCTCGACTGCTTCTCCTTAAGGATCGCCTCCCGAATGGCAGGCGGAAATTTATCTATAAAATTGGCATTGTTCCTTTCAACATATTCATGCTTGCTCATAAGAACAAAAGGATCGATAAAAGCACCGTCACTATTAGTGAATATGAAATTGTGAGCGCCAGGATATTGCGCAGGGACATAATACATTCGAGATAGGTCCTTAGTCTGGACATCTCCGAGGTTGCCAATTTCTGTGTTGAGTGCGAACCAAAAGTGTTTGATTTTTGATGCCTCAACCGGGCAAGTAAGTGGGAAGACAAGTCTGAACTTTGGCTTATCAACGGTACTGCTTGCAGTACTATAACAAACAAAATACCAACTGCCAAACCTACTACGTAACTCATCTTCTAGGTTTCCTTTGAATTCGTGATCGTCAACGTCGATAGCTGCCCAACCAGCCCATTGTGTGACGTTGTCGTTCTTGCGTGTAGTACCAGAAGTATAAACCGCAGGTGAGATGAGAGGAGAGGGTTTTGTTGATTGTTTCTCACCCTTAAGCGGTTTATACCCTGGCTGACCGGCTACATTATACAATAGCTTCTCGAACTTTTCCCATGAGGAGAAGTCCATACGCTTATGCGTCTTGTTATCAAATACGCTATCGAATAATGTTAAACTATACATTTTAGATCTTAATTAGTTTCTTCCAAAATGGTTTTTTTACCATAGGTTCGGTTGGAACGATCGTACCATGATTTCCTTCATGCGATGGGTTTACCCAACCTTCAGGTTTGACAAGATCTGGCAGACCAAGTGGATTTGGTCGTTCAGCCTTGATACCTACTTCTTTTGCCATATTAGCTTTATGAACTGCGTTCCATGCTTTGTTAGCATCGACATTAAATGCATTCAATGTGCCAATAGCGACAACACAGAGATCAATACAAGCATCGACAATCTCCTCTGGATTATCTAGTTGCTCTTTCATCTCAGTCAATTCTTCTTCGAGGAATCGAACACGAAACTTGAGATACTCTTGTTTCTTCTCATCCGACATGTTATCAACAACAGGGTTTACACCAAACTTCTTATGCATTTTGGCGATATCTGCTACCCAATCTTTAGACATTTAAATTACTCCATTTTTTAAGTTTTGCGCGTTTGGCCTTCTTAGCTTCTTCGACCGCTTCACTGTTAATTAAATTATATTCTTTCAATAGTTCGACCATACATAATAGATCACCTACTTCACGTTCCAAGGGAGGAACATTAGATGGGGTATCTGATGCAAATCGAATAATCTTAGATGCTTCTACTTGTGCCTCTGCACATTCTTCCATGAAGATAACAAGTAACTCCATTGTTTCTAATGCTTGGTTCATTTCCATATTACTCCTCGATTATATAGTATATTATAACACAGTTTCTGGTCTTTGTACACATTTTTTATCATCATGCGAAAAAGTCCTCTAGACTAACTGTAGGTTCAGGTTTCCATCCGATAGCATCTAAGATCGGTATGATTGGATCTAAGAATGTCTTCTCGAACTGTGTGTTATAATCAATATAACCGTTTAGTTGTAGTTCGGGCGGAAGGTACTGAGGGAAACTAATGACGTTCTCTTTGATCGGATTCGGTACCTTGAGGTAACAGAACTTGATCTTCTCACCATTCTGAATGAGCTCATTCTTCTTCTGCAGTCCTTTGTCTTTCACATAGTAGTTATACAACAAAGCACCACGCACATGGATCGGAGTACCTTTGGCATAGATTCCTTCACGTTTCCTTGCCCACTTACTTATGTCATTCACTCCACGAGGGAATGCTACATCTTCAGGGTTGAGTCCGTTGAAGTGGTCACGGAATTGAGATATCGCTCTTTGAGTTTTATCTTCAGATCCAGTAACAATAACTTTGAATAATGCTTTAAGGGCATCACGACATACCGCTGGAGTCGAAGACTTAATTGCTTCAATCCCCATGATCTTGAGTTTAGGTTGTGCATATTGAACACCTTCTGAGTTGTGTACATTTAGAATGTAACGTTTCTTTGCAGTCCATATACCACGGTCTGCGATTACCTCACGTGCCATTTCCATACGAGGCATATAGCAAGTGAATTGATTATAGAGATCATCATAAGCTTTGGCAAGCATCGGAATGAATTGATCCTCACAAATCTTGTCAATGTTCTCTACATGATTGTCTTTGATATACTTATCGACGAGGCCACCGAAATTCACATAGACAGAATCCGTGTCGATAGCAATAACATAGTCAATACCTTCGGTCTGACATACCTTGTTCATGAATTGATTCACAGCTTTCTCAGCCCATCGAATCACTGTCTGACCGGTTAGTGTAATACCTTCTGCAACACGAAGGTCAAAATAACGGAAATACTTATTGCCGAGAGCGCCATAAAGACTGTTAAGTAGGATCTTAATAGCCATTTGTTGGTTCTCATAACGCGCAATATCTCTTTCCACACGATAGAGTTCCTGCTTATCATTCTTGTCAATCCTTTCTTTCTCTTGCTGCGCATCAAGCATTTTACGTTTGACAGCCTTACGTTCGTCATAGTAATCCACAATGATCTTAGGTAGAACACCTTGTTTGTCTTTCTTGAAGTAGACACCATTCGCAGCAAGTGAATATTCAGGATGCTTGTTAGTGATACCACTCAGACATTCATCTGGTGTAAGATCCTCACGCATACCTTCAACAATAGTTTCAGGTGACATGTTCCATTGAACAATGATGTTAGGATAGAGTGAGTTAAGGTCGAATGACACTACCCAGTCGTGCATACCCACGTGCGGGGGCTTGACGTACCCGCCCGGATAGTCTGACTTAAACTTCTCTTCGTTAGGCGGAACAATGATACCACGTTCTGATAGATCTCGATAGATGATCGAATCCCAAATAGCAGTAGTACCAAGTGTATCTGCATAGTTAACACCACCTTTGTATGCGATAGTTAGTGCTAGAGTAATCAGTCCCATCTTATCTTCGAGACGATCAACCAGTTCTACGTCCTTGATATTATAGTCAATGAACTTCTGGAAGTCATGTTTGTAGAGGGAATGTAGATTACTGTACTCATCGTATGATAGTTTACGTTCACCAAGAACAACGTGAGCAATGTGATCCAGTTTGTATGATTCTTGTGCACCATAAGAGTAGCCGAACTTCTTGAACAGTTCGAGATAATCAAGCTGAGCAATACCTTGTAGATCCCATGATTGTTGAGATCGTCCAGCCACACGAATATCACGTGACTGGATCAAACCCCATGGAGACATCTTCTTGGCCATGTCTTCACCGAATAGTTTGTGAATACGATTGACCAAATACGGTATATCAAAGAATCGCGTGTTCCAACCTGTAATAACATCCGGACAATGAACTCCGCTGTGCCAATGCGCAACGAACTGAATGAGTAGCTCACGTTCTGATGAACATTTGGTATAACGAACATTGTTGTCTGTCATGATGGACTTGCTCACATCATAATCATATAGACCCCAGACATAATAGATGTTGTCAATATTGTTTTTGATTGTGATCGAAATAACTTCGTGGTTTGCTTCGGCAGGTTCAGGGAATCCGTCGTCTGATGCAACCTCGATATCGATAGTGGATACATTGATACGATCACGATCGAATTTGATTTCGCCAGGGAACTTCTCTTGGATAAACTGTGCAACAAAGTTCTTGTTACCATACAGAGTCTGATCTTTACCAAATACACCATTCCATTGCGCTTCATAGTCCTTTACGTCGCGCATGGTGTCAAATAGTTTAGGAGCAACTCGTGTGCCATCTAAGGTAAATGCAGTGCCGTTTGCATTAGCAACATACATCGTAGGAGAGAACTTGATACGTTCCTCATAGCGATGATTGTCCTTATACCCGCGATAAAGCAGGATGTTGCCGTAACGGACTACAGACGTGTAAAATTCCAAATCAATTCTCCAGTTGATAAGTTAATATTATAACATAGTTGTGTACGTTTGTACATACTATTTACACAATAATTTTCTTATCAGCCGATTCTGGAGTCATGATCTTAGAGAACATGTTTTGATATTGTTGTTTTAGATCTGATACTGGATCTACCATGAACATTACAAACGAATGATCCACACTCATACCATTAGCAGCATCTGAATATGCCATGAATGGTGCAAGACCAAGTGAGTTCTGTTGTGTTGGGATTAGGATTGCAACATCTTTAAGCTTTAGACCAGCAGATGTTTCAGTCTTGATTGGTTCAACTGTTGCGATTAGTTCTTCACCAGTTGAAAGACGTACGATTTTGATATCACTCATAATATAATTCCTATGAACGGGGGAGCCGAAACTCCCCCTAAGTTTTAACCTTCAAACAATAGTTCTTGCTGTGCAGCACCACTACCAATTTCAATCTTACGTGGCTTCTTCTCTTCTGGAACGACGCGCTGTAAGCCGATAGTTAGAATACCGTTGACAAGCTCTGAACCTTTAACCTCAACATATTCGTTAAGAGTAAATGAACGTTTGAACTTACGTGCTGAGATTCCTTTATGGATAAAGTCATATCCTTCAGGATCTTTCTCTTTGATCTCACCTTTAATTGTTAGAACGTTGTCATTAACTTCGATCTCAAGGTTATCCTGGGAGAAACCAGCAACAGCCAATTGAACGACATAACGATCTTCGCCAGTCTTTACAATATTGTGAGGGGGATACGTTGGTTGTTCTACAGATGAAAATCTTTCTAATTCGTCAAATAGACGATCGAAACCAACGAACGAGGGTGGGAATACTTTCCCAAATGCTAGATTAGTCATTTCATGACCTCCTTTATTAAGCAAGGTTTAACAAATAAGGACCCGAATTATTCGGCATCCACTTTTATTTATACACGAAGTATAAAATCTTTCAAATTCTTTTTATGCCTTTTTCTTAGGTGACATCCAAGCTTGTGCT